CTTATTATAGACGAAGAAAATGAGATTAGTGGTATTGAAGCTATCTCTATCGTTGAAAATCCAGCAATAGAAGAAGATTTTATTGCACTAAAGGAACATAAAGACATTAAACTTGCAGAAGTAGATGCAGAACAAAGGATTCTTATGGGTCCTGCACTTATTCCTAACAAGAAGATATTTAGAAAAGGAGAAGATGATGATTACTATATATACTTTTCTGAAGATACAGTTAGAAAAGCATCTGAATTGTTTTTTATTAAAAGTAAACATCAAAACTCCACACTTGAACATTCAATTGAATTAAGTAATATGTCTGTAGTGGAATCTTGGTTAATAGAAGACCCTAAAAATGACAAAGCATCAGCTTATGGTTTTGACCTACCTAAAGGAACTTGGATGGTTTCTATGAAAGTATTAAATGATGAAGTGTGGAAAGCAGTAAAAGAAGGAGAAGTAAAAGGATTTTCTATAGAAGGATATTTTGCTGATGGACTTGAAAGACCAAAAGAAAGTATAGAAGAAGATGTATCATTAAACGCAGAAGAATTAAAAGCTGTTAAAGTATTAGAGGACATTTTAAAATCCATAACAAGCTAATAATTGATGAAAAGAAATAAAAAAGCAACAGTAAGTTACTCTTCACCAAAGAGTTCGTCAAGAGGATGTTTGTGTCCTGATGGAAGAACTTATTCTACAAAATGTTGTAATGGAACACTTCAAGCTCAAGGAATCGGCAAGGTTTGAAATCCAAACAAAATAAATTTAATCAGTAATAACTATAAATAAAGTATCTTATGAAAGCAAGTGAAATTGTAACTAAAATCAAAGATGTTCTTTTATCAACTAATTCAGAAGAAGTAAACACTCCTGATGTTGAATTAAAAGAAGAAGCTCCTAAAGCTAAAAAGAAAGAAGCTAAAGCGGAGATTAAAGAAGAAGCTCCTAAAGCAGAAGTTAAAGAAGTAACTTATTCTGCAGAAGAGCCTACTGACAAACTACAAGAGGCTGTTTACGAAGACGAAATCGTAGAAGAATCTCCTGTTGTAGAATATGCTACTAAAGACGAAGTTTCAGAACTTAAGGCTATGGTAGAGAAATTAAGAGGTATGATTGAATCTAAAGAGGAAGCTAGAGAGGAAATTCCACAAGAATTATCTTCTGAAGAATCAGCTGAAGCAATCAATCATTCACCAGAAAACAAAGTAAGTGAGAAAATTGGTGCTAGGTTTGCTCCAAACGCAAATAGAAACACTACTTACAATAGGGTATTAAACGCAATAACTAATAATTAAATTAATTTAAAATGGCAACAACAACTTCAATAACTACTACTTACGCTGGTGAATTTGCTGGGAAATATATTTCTGCAGCTTTATTATCAGGTAAAACTTTGGCAGATGGGAATATTACAGTAGTACCAAATGTTAAATATAAACAAGTAATGAAAAAAGTGGCAACAGATGGCATCGTTAAAAATGCAACCTGTGATTTTGATGACACATCAACACTTACTCTTACTGAAAGAATTCTTACACCAGAAGAGTTTCAAGTAAACTTAGAATTATGTAAGAAAGACTTTAGAAGCGACTGGGAAGCAGTACAAATGGGATATTCTGCATTTGACAACTTACCATCTTCTTTCTCTGACTTTTTAATTGCTCACGTAGCAGATAAAGTAGCTCAAAGAATTGAAACTAACATCTGGACAGGTACTAACGCAACTGCTGGTCAATTTGATGGATTCATCACTACATTAGGTGCTGATGGTGACGTTAATGACGTAACAGGTACAGCATCAACAGCAGCTAACATTATTACAGAGCTTGGTAAGATAGCTGACGCTATTCCTTCTGCTGTATATGGTTCAGAAGATATGACTATCTACTTACCTTCTAATATGTACAGAAACTACGTTAGAGCTTTAGGTGGATTTGGTGCTTCAGGATTAGGAGCTGCAGGTACAAACAATCAAGGTACACAATGGTATAACAATGGTTCTGGTCTTCAGTTTGATGGTATTCAAATTGCATTAGCTCCAGGATTATCTGATAGCGATGCTGTTGCAGCACAAAAATCAAACTTATTCTTTGGAACTGGTCTATTATCTGACCAAAACGAAGTAAAAGTAATTGATATGGCAGATTTAGATGGTTCTCAAAATGTGAGAGTTATTATGAGGTTCACGGCTGGAATACAGCACGGAATTGGTGGTGACGTAGTATTATACGCTACAGCATAGTAAAATAAATTGTTCAACTTAAGAAAGGGTAGGTAAGCTCTAAGCCTACCGCCCTTTTTTTATATAAAAATTAAAAATTATGGCTTGTGATTTAACTTTAGGAAGAAAAGAACCTTGTAAAGATGTCGTTGGTGGAATAAAAAACATTTATTTTGTTGACTTCGGAGATTTAGGTACTGTAACACTTACAGATGACGAAATAACTAATATGACTGGTGCTTCAGGTGCATTAACTGCTCGTAAGTATGAGTTAAAAGGTAATTCATCATTAGAGCAAACAGTAAATTCTTCAAGAGAAAACGGAACTACATTTTATGAGCAAACATTAAACTTAACACTTAAGAAGTTATCTAAAGCAGATAATAAAGAGTTAAAGTTAATGGCTTATGGAAGACCACACGTTGCTGTTGAAGATTACAACGGAAACTTTATGATGGTTGGTTTAGTAAACGGTGCTGACGTATCAGGAGGTACTGTAGTAACTGGTGCTGCAATGGGAGACTTAAGTGGTTATACATTAACATTATCTGGTATGGAAACAACTCCAGCTAATTTTATGAAAAACACTACTGGTGTTGTATTTAACGTGACAGACTTTGCTGGGTTAACTGGTACTATAACTATTACAGAAGGTACTAACTCTTAAACAGAGTAGGTTCTTAAACATAGAAAGAGGGGACTTTAATAGTCCTCTTTTTTTTTGAACAATATTCAACATAATAGGTTATATAGGTATGATAAGATTATCGCCAACAGCATCATCTCAATCAATTAGTATAATACCAAGAGTTTATACTGTTGCAAGTGACTTGTCTATGGTTATTGTAGAAGACGGAACAAGAAAAACTCAAACAATAAATGACATAACATCTTCATTATCATCTAATGGTAATTTCTTGCAAATGTCTATAGCTTTTAGTATTTTAACAGCTGAAAATAGCTATTCGTTTGAATTGAAACAAGGAACAACGTTATTATACAGAGGAAAAGCATATTGCACTTCTCAAACTGATAATACAACAGACCACACGTTAAATAATAATAAATATGACGAATATGTTGGTTCTGATACAGATGACCAAAAATATATAATATTATGAACAACTTAAAAGTAATAAATTTATCAGGGTACGAGGTGCCTACAATAAAAGAATCAACAAGATATAAATGGGTTGAATATGGGGATGGAAACAATTATTTTGGTGAACTAATTGAAAGATATTTAGGAAGTCCTACAAACTCAAGATGTGTTAATGGTATTACAGATTTAATTTATGGTAGAGGTTTAGACGCTACTGATTCTAAAGAAAATGCTGTACAGTTTGGTCAAATGGAATCAATATTAAAGAATGATGACGTTAAAAGAGTTGTAAGTGATTTAAAGTTATTAGGACAAGCTGCAATTCAAGTTGTTTATAATAAAACAAAGACGAAGATAATGCAGTTAAAGCATTTTCCTGCTGAAACACTTAGAGCAGAAAAAGCAAAAGAAGGAAAGATTGAAGCTTATTACTATCATCCTAAATGGACTGAAATAAAGCCTAAAGACAATCCAAAAAGAATACCTGCTTTTAAACAAGGTAAGAAAAGTGAAAAAGTAGAAATATATTATATAAAACCATATAGAGCTGGTTTTTATTATTACTCTCCTGTAGATTATCAAGGATGTTTACAGTATTGTAGTTTAGAAGAAGAAGTATCGAATTATCACATAACCAACATCCAAAACGGCTTACAGCCTAGCCTTTTATTGAATTTCAATAATGGTATTCCAGGTGATGAAGCACAGGATTTAATAGAAAGAAAAATATATGAAAAGTTTAGTGGTTCTTCTAATGCTGGTAAATTTATTTTATGTTTTAATGAAGATAGTGAAGCGTCATCAACAGTAGAACCTATACATCTACCTGATGCTCACGCACAATATGAATTTTTAGCAAAAGAATCAAGAGAAAAAATAATGATTGGTCACGGTGTTGTTTCTCCAATACTTTTAGGTATTAAGGATAACACGGGATTTGGAAACAACGCAGAAGAACTGCGTACAGCTAGTGTTTTAATGGATAACATTGTAATAAGACCGTTTCAAACATTGCTGATTAACTCATTTAATGAGCTGCTATCATTTAATGGTTTAAACCTTAATCTTTACTTTGTTACTCTGCAACCAATTGAGTTTACGCAGCTTGATAATATAGCTACAAAGATTAAAAGAGAAGAAGAGACAGGTGAAAAACTATCAAGTGAAGAAAAGAATGATTTTTCTGACAATGAAGGGGATAATTTAGTTTCTCAACTTGAAGGTTTAGGTGAAAAGATAGATGAAGGTAATTGGGAGCTTATACATACAGAAAAAGTAGAAGACACAGAAGCAGAATTTGATTTTACTAAACTTGCTGAAGTATCAAAAGATGACGCTAAACCTAATAAGGTTTCATCACAGGATAATTCAACATATAAGGTTCGCTACTCCTATGGTCCTGTAAGAAATTCTATTAATAGTAGAAGATTTTGTGTTAAAATGGAATCATTAACAGCACAAAACCTTGTATTTAGAAAAGAAGATATAAATATGATGTCTTTAAGGGGTGTAAATAGAGAGTTAGGTCATAAAGGTCAAAACTATTCATTACTAAAATTCAAGGGCGGTGTTAATTGTCATCATTATTGGGAAATGAAAGTTTATAAAAAGAAAGTGTCCGATAATAATCTTGTTAGCGAGTCTGAAGCAATAAAAGATGGTTTAAAAGACCCTATTAACCCAAGTGAAATATCTGTTGAACCTAGAAATATGCCTAATAACGGACATCATCCAAACTATAAAAAATGAAAGCACTATTTATTACATTAGAAGAATTAAAAAGAAAATCTATTATAGATGGTAATGTAGATACTG